AGTAGAATGTATTGAGGGTATCGAGTCTAGTATGAGTCCTAACGCGTTTCTAGGTTATCTCAAGGGTAACTGTATGAAATATATGTGGCGTTATGAATACAAGGGTAAACCCCTTGAGGATTTAGAAAAGGCTCAATGGTATCTCAATCTGCTGATAGAACGGATTAAGTAATGGATCTGATTACGTTAGATTTTGAGACGTACTACGATAAAGATTTTTCTTTGCGTAAAGTTACAACGGAAGCCTACATTCGTGATCCTCGCTTTGAGGTGATCGGTGTAGGTGTTAAACTTAATGATAATGAAACGGAGTGGGCTAGTGGAACACATGAGCAAATCAAGAAATATCTTGATACTTTCGATTGGGCAAACAGTATTTTGTTATGCCATAACACTTTGTTCGATGGTGCTATTCTATCTTGGATTTTTGATGTGCGCCCTCGCGTCCTTGCTGATACTCTTTGTATGGCTCGCGCACTGCACGGTGTCGAGGTTGGTGGATCTCTTCATGCACTTACTGAGCGTTATAATCTCGGGCGTAAAGGGACGGAAGTATTAGATGCCATAGGCAAGCACCGAGAAGATTTTACTCGAGAACAACTTAGCAAGTATGGCGACTACTGTGTCAACGATGTTGAACTTACATACAAGTTGTTCATGCGTATGGCTAAAGGATTCCCTAAGCAAGAACTACGTATCATTGATATGACGTTACGCATGTTTACCGAACCTGTCTTTGATCTTGATATAGGCATGCTCCAACAACATTTAGAAAATACCAAGAAGATAAAAGAAGATCTAATCACATCTAGTGGTGTAACGCGTGAAGATCTAATGAGCAACAACAAGTTTGCCGAACTACTGGTATCGATGAATGTCACGCCCCCAATGAAGACTAGCCTTACAACAGGCAAAGAAACCTACGCGTTCGCAAAAAATGATGAAGCGTTTAAAGCATTACAAGAACACGAAGACCCTCGTGTACAGGCACTTGTTACTGCACGTTTAGGTACAAAGAGTACGCTAGAAGAATCACGTACTGAGAGGTTTATAGGTATAGCTAAACGTGGATTACTACCTATCCCAGTGAGGTACTATGCCGCGCATACAGGTAGATGGGGTGGTGATGACAAGATTAATATACAGAACCTACCTAGTCGTGGGGTCAATGGTAAGAAGTTGAAGTCCAGTATCATTGCGCCAGTAGGTTACACGGTAGTTGATTGTGATTCGTCACAGATTGAAGCGCGTGTACTTGCGTGGGTGGCAGGGCAAGATGATTTGGTTGAGGCGTTTGCAAACAAGGAAGATGTGTATATTAAAATGGCATCAAAGATATACAACGTCAAAGAGGAAGACGTTACCAAAGAACAACGGTTTGTAGGTAAGAGTACGATACTTGGTGCAGGTTATGGCATGGGTGCTGTACGTTTTGCTGAGCAATTGAAGTCCTTTGGTACTACTATATCTGTAGATGAAGCGCGTAGGATTATATCTATATATCGAGAATCTAATTGGAAAATAGCTCAATTCTGGCGTAATTGTCAGAACATGTTAACAGAAATGTCTCGTGGTAGAGTTATGTCTTTCGGTACGAATGGTATTGTAAAAAGCGTAGAGACTACAACAGGTTATGGCATTGAGTTGCCAAGCGGTCTAGTTATGCGCTACGATGACTTACAGTATGAACAAGGCGAGCGTGGTGTGGAGTTTAATTATAAGACACGACGAGGTCGCACAAGAATCTACGGTGGTAAGGTTACAGAGAACGTGTGCCAAGCTATCGCTAGGTGCATCATGGGTGAACAGATGTTGGCTATTGCTAAGCGGTATAAACCTGCACTTACTGTGCATGATTCCGTGGTATGCTGTGTACCTGATGATGAGTTAGACGAAGCTAGACAATACATAGAAGAGTGTATGAGTACAACACCTTCATGGGCAGAGGGTATGCCTATAACGTGTGAGTCTGGCATTGGTAAATCTTATGGAGACTGTGAATAATGGCTAAGAAAGATATAGAAAAAGCAATCAAAGAAGTACACGAGGCGGCAGACAAAGCTATTGACGATGTTCAAGAGGAGATTCAAGAAGCAAAAACTGATGTTATGGCGTGGTTAAAAGAAGAATGCACCTTTAAGCGTTCAGAACTAATAGTTGTAGGCGCGTGTGTTATAGCGGCTTTGTGGGTTTTAGGAGCCACATAATGAGTATTGCACCGTGGTCTTTTAGTAAAATAAAATCCTTTGAACAATGCCCTAAAAAGTTTTATCATCTAAAGGTAGCAAAGGATTACAAAGAGCCTGAGACTGAGGCTATGTTGTATGGGACTGCGGTGCACTTAGCCGCTGAAGAGTATGTAAGAGATGGGAAACCGTTACCCCCAGAATACATGTACATAAAAGCCCCAATAGATGCACTGTGTGCCAAACAGGGGGAAAAAATCTGCGAATTGGAAATGGGGTTGACGGCAGACCTTGAACCGTGTGGGTTCTTTGATGATGATTGTTGGTATCGTGGTATAGCTGATTTAGTTATAGTCGATAGAGAAAACAAACTGGCTTGGGTAATAGACTACAAGACAGGAAAGAATACTAGGTATGCAGACAAGGGTCAGTTGGAACTAATGGCATTGTGTGTATTCAAACACTTCCCCGAGGTTGAGACTGTAAGAGGGGGGCTTTTGTTTGTTGTGTGTAATGAGTTAATACGAGATACTTACAGTTCAAGCTCCGCTGGTAAGATGTGGGAAAAGTGGTTAGCTGACTACAAACGTATGGAAATAGCGTATACTAATGATGTATGGAACGCCCACCAAAGTGGGCTATGTAAACGACATTGCATTGTTACAGAATGCGTGCATAATGGTAGACACTGATGAGACGTAAAAGAGCCAAACAAGTAAACGCCCCAGTGGGGAGTAAAGCATTTGAAGCACGTATGGAACGCCAACGTGCTAGGCGTGCGTTTGATAAGAAGCATGGTAAGTCCGCACGTAAAGGAAAAGATATAAGCCACAACAAGATGTTAAAGAATGGTGGCAGTAACAAGGATGGGTACAAATTAGAAAGTCCTAGTAAGAATAGATCTAGGAATGGGCATAAGCCTAAAAAGAAATAACTCTGCTTGTCTGTGTATAGACGCTTAGCTTGATGCGTCTTTAAATGATGTAGCCAGTTCCGTCCTCCTGACTGTACGTATGCTACATAAAATCGAGTTAGCTATGGGTTCACTCTGATTAAAGTCCCACATAGCAGACCTAGCCCCATCTGTAGCGACATCGGGGCTAATTTTATCGTAAACGGACACCGTTTTACGAGGTTCACTGATGGAGAATAATAATTGAAGATTGTAGATGATAAGGCGTTGTTACTTAATTTACGTACTCCCGGGCGGGTAACGAGTTGTATACCAAAGAGTAAGACGTTATCAGAACACCAAGTATTAGTTAACTGGGGGGTAGATGAGGTGCAAGTATTGCGTAACATAGGCATCAATGCACCGTCACCTATAGAGGGTAGGTATGAGTGGACAGGTAGATATGACCCATACGACCACCAAAAAGCAACCGCAAGTTTCTTCACGCTGAATAAAAAATCATTTTGTTTTAACGAACAAGGTACAGGTAAGACCGCCAGTGCTATTTGGGCATCGGATTACTTGTTGAATCAAGGTAAGGTAAATAGAGTGTTAGTTATATGCCCTTTATCTATCATGGAATCGGCATGGCGTAACGATTTGTTTAACTTTGCTATGCACCGCAAGGTAGATGTAGCGTATGGTTCAAAGAAGAAGCGCAAAGAAATAATCGAAGGCGACGCTGATTACGTGATAATAAATTATGACGGTGTAGAGATTGTACAAGATGCCGTAGCTGAAGGTGGGTTTGATTTAATTATCGTAGATGAAGCTACGCACTACAAGAATGTACAGACCAAGCGATGGAAAACTCTTAACAAACTAGTCAACAAAGATACATGGCTGTGGATGATGACAGGTACACCTGCGGCACAGAGTCCAACTGATGCGTACGGCATAGCTAAACTTGTTAACCCTGATGGTGTACCTAGATTCTTTGGGTCGTTCCGAGATACAGTAATGCAAAAGGTAACTAATTTTAAGTGGATACCAAAAGAAACAGCTACGGATACCGTACACAAAGTATTGCAACCTGCTATACGTTATACAAAGGAAGAGTGTTTAGACTTACCACCTATGGTATATGTCAAACGTGAAGTCGATATGACTGCACAACAAAAGAAATACTACAAAGAATTAAAGAGTAAGATGATTATGCAAGCGGCAGGGGAACAAATCACTGCGGCAAATGCGGCTGTCAACATGAACAAGCTACTACAAATATCATCTGGCGCTGTATATACCGATACGGGTGATTCTTTGGAGTTTGATATAACCAAACGTTATAAGGTGTTAAGAGAAGTTATTGATGAGTCTAGTAAGAAAGTATTAGTGTTTGTGCCCTTTAAACACACCATTGACTTACTGACTGAGAAGTTAAGGAAAGATGGTATAGCCACTGAGGTCATACGTGGTGATGTAAGCGCACCTAAACGCACTGATATATTCAAACGCTTTCAAGAACAAGACGACCCTAAAGTTTTAGTAATCCAACCACAGTCAGCGGCACACGGTGTAACACTTACAGCGGCAAACACTGTAGTGTGGTGGTCGCCCACTAGTTCACTGGAAACGTACGCGCAAGCGAATGCTAGGGTACATAGGTCTGGGCAGGATCAAAAGTGTACCATCGTACACCTACAAGGGTCGTTTGCAGAGCGTCGAGTTTATACCTTATTAGACAACAGAATAGACGTACATACCAAGATGATCGATTTATACAAGGAAATACTTGACTGAGCCACTATTTTACGTTATGGTCAATGTCCCTTTTATAAAGGAGCGTAAAATGAGTAAAGAAAAGTTAACTGCTGAGAAGCTAACCGCTGTTTATCTGAAGATAAAAGATAAGCGTAGTGAGTTATCGGCAGAGTTTAAAGAAAAAGATGCTGAGTTGTCTGACCAGTTAGATAAGGTAAAGCGTGCTTTACTGGATTACTGTGAAGAACAAGGTGTCGATAGTGTGAGAACTTCGGAAGGGTTGTTCTATAGATCGGCTAGGACACGTTACTGGACAAGTGATTGGTCTTCAATGTACGAGTTTATACTTGAGAATGAAGTGCCAGAGTTGTTAGATAAACGCGTCAATCAATCTAATATGAAACAATACCTTGAAGAAAACCCAGACCAAGTACCAAAAGGTCTTAACGTAGATTCTGAATATATTGTTTCAGTGAGGAGAAAGTAATGGCGGATAAATATGTAACCGCAGAAGAAGTGGCAGATAAGTATAGTATATCTGTACACGGCATACGTGGATGGAGGCGTAGAGGGATTGTACCTACTCATCTTTATATAAAGATTGGTGGTCAGTACCGATATGATTTAAAGGGCTTGGAAGAGTTTTTCCGAGGCAACACCGCCCAATCTAAAAGCGAAGAAGTAAAGGAAGACACTAGAACTCCCCGTCAAAAGCTAGATGATTATTCATTAACAGGTAAGAGTGAAGAACTTAAAGCACAACTTACCGAAATGGATTTTGCAGCAGACGAGGACTTTTAGTGAGAAGGTTAAGCATACGCGGTGGTCAGTTTACATTAATGAATGATGGTGAGCATGAAGTCTTACCCCATGATAATGTAGATGTAATCATTGTGAATGCTGCGCCTGTATCTAGATCATACTTTGGTAATCAGTTTGACCCTAACAAGTCTACTGCACCAGTTTGTTGGTCTGATGATACGCAAAGACCATCACGCAATGTACCACAGGATAACGTGCAATCAGGTAGGTGTATGGACTGTACACAAAACGTACGTGGTTCTGGTGAGAATGGTGGTCGGGCTTGTCGGTTTCAACAACGACTAGCCGTTGTATTTGAGGGAAACCTCGATGAGGTGTATCAGTTGCAGATCCCTGCCAGTACAATTTTTGGTAGGGTAAAGAATGGTAATATGGGTATGCAAGAATATGCTCGTCACCTATCTGCACATGGCACACAAGTGATTGCTGTCGTAACGAATATCTATTTCGATAAAGACAGTGTTGTACCTAAACTTTACTTCAAACCTGTACGCCCTGTAGATACAAAGACAGGATTAAAGGTGGCTGAAATGGTAGTACACGAAGATACAAAGGCGGCTATAACATCTATAGTCCCTGTGTCTGGTGAGACTGCATCACCTTTTGCTGTCGTTGAGGGTGGGTTTGAGTTAAATGCGAACTAACGAAGGTAATTAATTATGGCTAATCAAAATAGCTCTTATGTAATACAAAACGTTGAGGCTCTTTGGCCTCGTATCAATAAACCATATCGCTTTGACAATGCAGAGAATCGCACTGTTCCTTGTGATCCTTTTGAAGATAACGCTAAATACGAAATTAAGTTTCGTATGAATAAAGATCAGGCAAAGGCTTTGTATCTTGAAATGTGTAAGGCGTATGAAGAACGCAAAGAAAAAGGGTGGCCTGAGAAAGTTGATAACCCATTCACCAAAGATGATGAAGGTATGTATACCTACAAAGCATCATTGAAAGGTGCGTACGGCAAAGAGGCTACACTAAAGCCTGTACAATATGACTCAAAAGGAGTTAAACTACCTGACGATTTCATGTTGACAACTGGAAGCACTGTAAACGTAGCTGTCGTGTTTGTCCCATACAATATGCGTGAAGCAGGAATCTCACTGCGCTTACGTGCTGTACAGGTTATCAAGTATGTACCAATGGAAGCATCATCTCCGTTCGGTGCTGTTGAAGGTGGCTTTGAGTATAAAGCCGAGGACGACAATCCTTTTGAAGTTGTAGAAGCTAAATCCACCAACAATGTTATTGAAGGTGAGTTTGGTGATACACCTGAACCTAAAAAAGTTAGTAAAAAGACTACACCAAAACCAAAAAAGTCTGATGCTGACATCGCGGCAATCGTAGACGACTGGGACGACTAGTCCCACAAACTTAGCTAGGTATAACCGAAAAGGGGGCAACCGCCCCCCTGCTATCTCCACCCTCGGAATTAGGAATGTATTATGGATGCAGAAGTATTTTTGCGACACGTCACTGGCGACGATGGATACTACTGTTTATTTGCGGTTAAGTTAGGACAACAGATACACCATAGACCACAGACGTTTCATACTGACTATGATTCGTTACTACAAGAAGCGCGTAAGTTAGATGCTCTTGGGTATAGCCCATACTTTGCATTAGCTACGTTTAGAGAAAGTGGTACGCGTGTAGCCGACAATGTAAAACAGTTAAAATCTTTCTTTATGGACATCGACTGCGGGGAAGGCAGAGATTATCCAACGAAGAAGGAAGGTCTCCAAGCCCTACAAAGATTTTGTAAGAAGGTTGATTTGCCTAGACCACTACTAGTTGATTCTGGTAGGGGCGTGCATTGTTATTGGCCTTTGTCTGAAGCTGTTAGCAGGGACGATTGGAAGCCTGTAGCAGACCACCTAAAACAGTTGTGTAAGAATCATGGGTTTACTATTGATGCGTCAGTAACTGCCGATGCGGCTCGTGTACTGCGTATACCTACAACACACAACCACAAGACTGAGCCACCAACAGAGGTAACATTCTTTAGTGAGCATGTACCAGAGTATGTGACACTAGAAGAATTTGCTAAGTGTATTGGCGCAGATCAAGTACCCAAGAAACAACCTGACAATCAACCTGCCAATGCAATGATGGAAGCGTTGATGGGTAACAAGCAGTTCAAGTTCAAAGATATTATCGCCAGAGAATCTAGCTGTGCGCAGTTAGTTGACATAGTAGTAAATCAAGATGAGTGTAGTGAACCTATATGGCGGGCAGGTTTATCTATAGCTAAGTTCTGTTCTGATGGACAGAAAGCGGCACACATAATGTCTAAGAATCACCCTGAGTATTCAGCAGAAGAAACACAGGATAAGTTTGATAAGATTAAAGGCCCATACCTATGTCATCACTTCGATGAGTTTAAGCCTGATGTATGTACGGAATGTCCACACTGGGGCAAGATTAAGTCTCCAATATCTTTGGGGGGCAGTGTGCGTGAAGCTACCGAAGAAGATAACGTAGTAGAAGTACCTGCACTTGATCTACCAAATACACCGACTACCACGTATGTGATTCCGACATACCCCAAGCCATACTTTAGAGGGGCTAATAATGGTGGCGTGTACATACGTACGTCTAATGATGAAGGCGAACCTGATGAAGAACTTGTATACCACAACGATATATATGTCGTGAATCGTATTGTGGATGTAGATCTTGGTGAGGTTGTGGTAATACGTTTACACCTACCACAAGACGGAGTGAGGGAGTTTACTGTCCCTCTTACAGCAATAACTTCAAGAGAAGAATTTAGAAAACAAATGTCCATGCAAGGCGTGGCAGTAACAAAGATGGATAAACTTATGACTTATATGACTACTTGGATTAATGAGTTGCAGGCTACTACAAAAGCTGACAAGGCTCGTATTCAATTTGGTTGGACTGACGACAGACACGAATCCTTTATTGTTGGCAACCAAGAAATAACAGCTAATGGTGTTAAGAGCAACCCACCGTCTAAAGCTACCGCAGGTTTGATGAATGCGTTTAGACCAAAAGGTTCTTTAGAACAGTGGAAGCAGATGGCTAACTTCTATAACCGTGATGGCTTTGAGTTACACCAATATATAGTAGCCAGTGCCTTTGGTTCGCCTTTAATGGCACTAATGCCCATCGCATGTTCGGGCTTCCACGTTCATAGTAAGGACACTGGGCTAGGTAAGACTACTGCTATGTACGTAGGAGCGTCTGTTTGGGGTGATCCTGAACAATTAGTTATCAATGCAGTAGATACACAGAACTCTATGATGTTACGTGGTGAAGTGTATAAGAACTTACCTTTATATATTGATGAGTTAACCAACGCTGATGGTGGTGAGTTGTCCGATTTGGTGTATCAATTATCTGGCGGTAAGCAACGTAACAGAATGGCAGGTAACTCCAATACTGAAAGGACACGAGGTGAGCCGTGGAGTTTGTTGTCTGTATCTACAGGTAACACAAGTGTGATTGAGCGCATAAGCACAGTCAAAAACGCTCCGAAGGCCGAAGCAGCTCGTATGCTAGAAACAAAAGCAGTTAAGTTATTTGATGAGTCAACTACTAAGCATCTTACTGACGCGCATCAAGCTAACTCCAAGAATATTTTTGGGCATGCAGGTGTACCTTATATGCAACATGTAATCCAAAACTTAGATAGAGTTATACAATTACTGCAAGATATACAGCGTAAGGTAGATTCTGGAGCACAACTTACTGCACAAGATAGGTATTGGTCAGCCGGTACTACAGTTAGCATAGCGGGTTTCTTGTTAGCTTGTGAGATAGGACTTTTGGATTATGACAAAGAAAACTTCTTTAGATACGCCATACGTTTGTTGAAAGAAAACAAAGCCTCGGCCAAAGATTTAATATCTTCTACGGCAGATGTATTGAACGACTTTGTGCATGAGCATTGGGGTAGCATACTAAAAATTAAAAGCACTGATGACCTACGCAAAGGTCAAGGTAATGGTATGGATGATTTAGTTATACCTGAGTCAGACCCACGCGTAAGGTTAGTTGGTAGGTATGAGACTGATGTTAAGAAGTTATATATAGTTCCTAAAGTATTAAAGGCGTGGTGTGCTAGACAGCAGATAAACTATAGTTCTTTAGTACAAGACTTTAAAGATAACTATAAAGGTAAGACGTTAAAGATACGTTTAACCAAAGGCACGCCTACACAGATGCCTCCATCACATGTACTGTGTGTTGACTGTTCTAATGTCGAACTAGAAGAAGATGCTGAAACTTGATGATATAGCCCCCGATGGCGTACGCATTATCGTGCGTTGGGATAAGATGGTAGTTGGCGCTTCAGTCTTCATACCATGTATCAATGCTCGTAAAGCACGAGAACAAGTTAACGTGATATTTAAAAGAAAGGGCTGGAAGTATACAGCCAAAACAACAATAGAGAGTGACAAGTTAGGGGTGCGTATATGGCGTACCACGTAAAGTTTTAGGACATGGAGTAGCCCTTCCCCTTCGCTACTCCTGTAACTCCCTTAGTCCCTGATGTTCCGAGGCATCAGGGATTTTTTTAATCCCACTGTTTATATTCTCTTCTACTTTTCTCTAACGCGTATTGCAGCATCTTATTCACAGCCACACCATTGTGCATGGTAGCTACCTTATCCATTTGGGACTTAACAGAACGTTTAATGGTAGCGTCACTTATACCTGCAGTGGGGTGGCGCTTGTTAAATTCTTTTATGTCGTCAAGTACATCCCTAGCCTCAGACGTATCTCGTTGCATAATGGCTCTAAAATACCTTGTAGTTAGTTTACTCCTACGCTCCATTATAGCTTTAGATATTTTTTGTTCTGCGGCACTTTGCGATGTGCGGAACGTATACTCTAGGGGGGCAAAACCAAACACTTTAGTTGCAATTTCTCCCGCACCTATGTCTTCGTAGATAAACTGACCACCCCTAGTCTTAATACCGTTATCTTTGAAGTACCTACCTGCGGTCATAGCGTTACCAAAACCTGCGGGTAAAGCAGCTTCAGTTCCACGCCAGTATTCTCCTTCGACAAAGTCATTCCACGAACGGTAGAACCTTTTTGCTGTACTCAAAGCAGGGCCACCGATGTAATAACCTATGGTTTCTTCTAGGCTTGGATCACGCATAAACCTGTTTTCTTGGAAGATCAAATCGTTTAACTTTATACGAGAAGATACATCAACTCCTGTGAGTGTAGATAGTGGCCCTTTGAAACCCATTTCTTGTACAAATTTACGCGTAATAGTATCTGCATCTTCTTCTTCGTCGTCTAGGAACAAATCCCACACCATAGATACTAGGCCATAGATAGGCATACCACCTATTCCTGCAAATAATAGAGACGATAAATGAATACCTGCAAGTTGCTTGATAGCTATCTTTTTCTCTTCTGGATTACCTTCATATAACTTATCTCCAGCAGCTAATCCAGACTTAATCATGGCAGTATTCATAGCTAGCCCATAACTCTTGTACATCAAAGCTACACGGCCAATACCTTGTTTAGCTATAGGTGCAGTTGTTTCTAGTCTCGCACCACCGTTTACTTCTTGTGCTTGATACATGGCTTCTTTAGCAGCTAACTCACGTCGTTGGCCTATATCTGTAGGAACAGTAATCTCTTTGCCTTCACGCACACTAAAGAACTTCTCACCTGCTTTAGCCTTGTCTGACATTTGTTGGCGCACTAAATCGTAGGTGGCAACTATGGTGGTCTGTGTGTTAAATCTTTCAGCACCGTTAAAGAAGAAAGCTGACCAATGCGCTAACTTATCTCTCGCATTAGCCTTTTCATTGACACCCAACTCTATTAGTGTATCCCCAGAGTATAGCTTGCCTCGCTTTCTAGCTTCTCTTACGATAGGTATAATACTTTCAAGATATTCTATACGTGCTTTTGCATCGGCTTTGTCTATGGCATTTTCTTCAATGTCTTTCTTGACGCTAGCTTTTAGGTTAAAGTCTTTATCGTAGTATTCAATAATACTTATCTTAGCTCCAGATATAACACTAGATGCTTGTGTAAACGCATCAATAGTATTGTTAACCCCATAACGTGCACCTAAGTAGGGTACAGCAAATAGCGGTATTTGAGATAAGTTAACTATAGCTGATGATACATTGAAACCTAGAGTGTACAAGAAAGCTACTTGGTTAAACTCCTTGTATATCATCTCCTTACCTTTGTTGTCTGCGCCGCGTATAGCAAACTTAATATGCTTGTTTATCGCTACTTCAGCAATAGCATCTGCTTTAGGGTTATTTAACTCGTCTGCTTTCTCCTCTATCTGTCTGCTTATGCCACGCAACTCTGCCGCACTTTCTATTTTAGCCGCTTGTGCTGCTAAGCTACGCCCTTTAGTTTCTAATGCTACACCTGCATCTTGGATATATCCGGGCACGTTACCACGTTTTACTAATGATCTGTATACAGAAGTAGCCGGTAGAGTGCTTACAAATTGCTTTATAATATCTTCTTGCACATCTTTGCTTACGCCCGCACCTTTTAGTGTCTTCAACACTTCTGATACATAAGTTCCGTTTGGTGCATTGTCAAAGAAAGTTTTAGTCATACCCCTGTTATACGGCTTTATGTCTGTTACGCCATCTGTTTCTTTTAACAACTTAATGTACTCGTCACGCTCTGCTAGGTTTTCAAACATCTCATACCCAGCCTCTGACCGCAAAAAGTTACCCTTATCGTCTTTAATCTCATAAACGTAAGCAACGCTAAAGTCACCTTCACGGACAAGCGGGAAGTATTCTTCAATGGTAGCACGCTTCATAAGTTGAGCAGTAAGTTCATCTAATCGCTTCTGTGCGTCAACGTCACCCTTGCCTAATAGGTTTTTACTCTCTAGCTTGATTGCTCTAAGCACAGCAGCAAACTGATCTTTGTATAGTTTCTTTTGAGCATTGTAGTGCTTCTCTAACGCCTTTCTTTCAGTGGTGCTTAACTTTTTTAGTTCCTCGCGCTGTAGGTCATGTACATCAAACAAATCATTACCATCACTATCGTACTTGCCCTGATACTGAAGTTTAGGAGCAAAGGGGTTTACGTCATATATGGTAGCACCATACTGCTCGTTATAGATTAGTCGGTTGTAGGTATTCAAAGCCTCGGTACCCACCTGCTGAGCAAACTTCTTGTGCGCTTTCTCTGCGTCACGAATTACATCTTGCGCTTCAATTATTCTACCTGTTTGGTTCTCTACAAGTTCGTTCAGCTTTGTAACTAAACCGCCAAACCCAGTAGCTCTACCTATGTCTCCAAGAGTCTGTAGGTGTATGCCCATAGCAAGACCTTTGAGTCCTTTCTCACCCAGAGTTAAGTTTTTCCACCAGTTCTTGAACCCTTTAGCATTCTCTGCGGCTTGTCCACGTACGGGGGCTAGAGCTTCATTTACACCTTTAGCCATTAACTTAGGTTCTAACTCTGTAACACCGTCCCACACATTCGGACTAGGCGCTAATACTTCCCTAATAGCTTTGTCTGCTTTTGTAAGTCCAGACTCCACAGACTCTAGTGGATCTTTTCTAAACCTGTTAAAGAAGTTTTTAATAGCGGCAACGAATCTTTCATATAGAGATATAGTACCCTCTTTTACTGTGCCGTCTTTCTCGACACGCATTCTGGACATAATCCTGCGTAGGTCAGGGTTGCTAAATACTTCTGCAACAAATTCATATACATCTATCTTAGCGTATTGGTTGTCAAGCACACCTATCTCTAGCACTTGTTCATACAAACTTTCTAACTCTTTTACTGCCTTGTCGTTAGGGTTCTTTTTCATGTACACATAAGTAGCAGCGTGCGTGCTTTCATGTAGTAACGTGTGTACAGTTACTGGGAAATCTTCGTTCAAGTAAATTATATTGCTTATAGGTTCAAAGACACCTTCGTTGTATGCGCCCTCATTTACTGGCCCAAGAAACTCATCCATCCTGCTGTTGTCAAGGAACATTACTTTTGTAGTGCCCATGTTTTCAATTAAGGCATTAGCAATACTTCTTAGTTTAGGGTTTTTTATCTGAGCGCGAGCAGCTAGCAAAGCACCTTTTATATCATTTTCTTTAAGGGCTTTCATAACATCGCCAGATATTTCTAAGCTAAGCTGGTTGTTTGTTACACCATCATTTTGGTATAACTTATTGTATCCTTGTCTTTGTGCTTCAGCGGCAGTTTCTGAATACTGTATAGCTTCTTCTAAAGTAGCTTTACTTAAATACTTTATGTTCTGATCTCGACTTAACAGCACCAAACCTTGAGTAGTAACTTTGTCATTGTTTAGTCTTTCTTTTGCCTTATCTACCGCTACTTTAAGTTTGTTGGGCTTAGCCTTTGGCGTTTGTCCTAACTCTTTTTTCTTCTTACCTAGTTTTTTAGTGGCGGTGCTTACTTTCCTAGTGTCAGTGGTTGCCCTTGCCGATAATATTTTTAGTCTATCTATTTGCGCTTCTGGGTTTGTACCTGTCTCGGCATACCCTCGTGCTTTCTGGAAGTCGTTTGGTTTACTTAAATCTGTTTTAGGGTTGGACACAAACTTATCAAAGTTAGCATCTGCGCTAGCCTTTGCTCTGTCAGCTTTTGATAGTTTAGTTTCTTTCGCTTCGTCTTTAACTAGCGATGTAACGTCAGTATCTTCTTCGACCTGCTCTTCTTTTTTAGCTTCAGTTTCTACAGCCTCCGCAGCTTTACGTTCTGCCTCTTTCTTGGCCGTTAACGCTTTAGCCTTTCTTTGTGCCGCGTCGAACTTTGTTTTAGCAGTTCTAGCTTTAGCACTTTCTTTTTTAAACTGTTGTATCCTAGACTCAATTTGCTTTACCGTTTCTGGACTTAGCTCGTCTTTTAGAAATGCTATAACGGAGTCTGCATTAGCGCCACTTGTACCTATAAGTAGTTCGTCTATTGTTTTAAACTCTGGAGCTTGCGCTTTTTCGCCTTTGTATACATCATCTGTTTCTTCTTGTATACGTTTATTTCCAACTCCCACAGAGCGAGCCGCGTCCATTATGGCATCCATAGGCGAGTCAAACTTAGCGAAGTATCTTACTACTGTGTTTTGTCTGTTTAATCTTTTTCTTTCAGCGGGATCTTTAGTTTTCTTGCTTACTTGTTTTACTACGGGAGTGTTATATACATCATTAAGACGTTTTAGATCTCTACTGTAAGAAGGGTGATTTTTTACGAAGCTACGGCTGTTAGCGTAACGTATCTTATTAGTACGTTTGTTTAGGACTGGAGCGCTCTCACTAGTTATAGGAGCTTCTTCCTTCTCTACAACTGTAGGTGGCTTAGTTTTTATTTGTGCAGTTTCTTTCCGCTGTAATTCCGCTAGATTAATCTTTTGGCCCGGCTTCAAATTCAGTCTTGCAGTGGGGTCTTTTAGTGTAGACTGCTTTCTTCCCTTTCTTCTAGCAGGTCTTCCAGTGTCACTGACACTATCATCCAGTCTTCCTTGCTTAGGTCTTGCAGGCTTTCCGGCACCATCAGCACGTTGCTGTCCCACGACTTCTGGACTACTTGGAACGCTGTCTCCAGTTGTTTCTGCGTCAGGTGTTCTAGCAGTTTGCTCTCCAACATCTGTGGTCTCCTTCTTTTTATTTATTGCCGACCTAACCATTAACTCATAAGTGCCCGTTGTCAGTCCAGCATTTTTTGCATCTTGCTCAGCGTTCGCTAGCCTTTCTTCTAACTGCGGTACATCCATGTCCTCTAATATGCTCTCTATCTGCTCTTGTATAGCAGACTTAGGTTTTTCTTTCTTGGGTTCTTTTTTGGATTCTTCTGGGGTGGCTGTTTCGGCAGACACAGGAGTTTCCGTTGTAGGTTCTTCTGTAGTACCTTCATCATCTTTTACGCTTCTAACCCGTTTCTTGCCACCAAACAAGTCTACTAGTGCCTGTAGTATTGCACCTGCACCACCACCAATAGAACCTTCTTCTATTACACCGGCTTCAAACAATACTTGTTCTGGGTTATAGCCTTGCTCTGTTAGGTTTTGCAATACAGCAGCCGCAGCTTCCTGTGCACCCTCTTTCACACCAGTGGCAGCCGCACGTTGTAATCTAGACTTGATACCAGTAACTGTAGCGGGACTTACCTTGTTACTTATTTTGTCAATGGCTTTGGGTAATCCGGGAATCTTCAGACTTTTAGCTAGAAGTCCAAGAGGTAATACTTCAGTGGCACCAATAGCAGCACCCTTACGAACAGCTACGTTACGTTCTTCTTCTGTAGCACCATACGCCCTAGCACGTTCAGACGCTTCACCTGCACCAGAAGCAACACCAAGAACACCTGCAATAGGTAACGCAGCTTTACCAAGAGGAGCAGCAGTAGCAAATGCACCGATAGAACCAATACCTGACGCTAGCTTATAAGATATGGAGTCTTTGTCTCCACCTTCAGGAGTAAAACGATCCGCTATAGATTTTATCTTTTGGCGAGACTTTAGCTCTGCCTCTTCCTCTTGTAGGGTGGCAGCACCCAAAGCAGCAGATTCTAGAGTACCTACATACCCTGCGCCGAATCCAGAAGTAATGTTCTCAAAGAACCCTGACTCTTCTTCTTTTTTGGGTGTGGGGTATAACCGCGCATGCTCACGATTGTATATCTGTACTAACCTTGCATAGCGAGCACTGTCGCCCAATTCTTGAGCGTTTTGCATAGCGCGTGCAACATCATTCAATGTAGGCATTTACGGCTACCTTATCTGTAAGTCGTCGGCTTCCTGCTTGTTTTTAGGCTGAAATTCATCGCTACTATCTGACTTGGGATAGAAAACAGATAAATCTACGCCTCCTCCAAGTTGTTCTAGGCGTTTTATTATAAACATCTCTGTCTTCTCAAAATGGGTATCTAAATCTAGCTTTCTCATGTTCCTTGCAGAGGCCTTCTCTTCATCGTCGAGAGCCATATATTCTGCACTTTCTAGATACTTATCCATAGCCTTTGACTTTTCTTCAGTTATTTTTTCCCAATAACCAGTTAGCTCCGCAGAGTCTTTTGCATTTTGTATTGACTGCATTAACCTTTCTTCAGACTCTATCTTCATACCCGCCAACAGACCTTCCATAGCCGCTTGGTTTTCTTTTTGGAATCTATCTTTGTCGGCTGTAACTGCTTGTTGATCTGCAATACTTAACCTACTAAATACATCTACAGCAAGTCTTCTATCTGCTGATATTTGCTCCATTATCCTAGCTGCTGTTAAATCAACCGCTTTTAGTTTTTCTACTTGCGCTTTCATGTCGTTTGCGTAGTTATTGGCGATATCGTTATACAACTTGTATCTACGCTCATCAGCACGGTTGTCTGCTCTTGCTCTTGCACCTGCTAAACCACCACGTTGTACAGCACCTGCACGTAGTCTTTGTTCTTTCAGTGCTTCTGGAGTCAACTGACGACGTAGCTCGTCATCTGCAGCTTGACGTTTAGCCATTATGCCTTGAGTGTTGTAGTCTTGATTGTAACGCGCATCACCTTGTGCCTGCGCCGTTTTCATTGCCGACTGAGGATCGGCACCTTTAGACATACTATCAAGAGTTGTTTTAATGCCACTATCTAATCTATCACTAGCCTGATTCTGCCCAATAGTGGCTTTTTGTTCTGCAGTTACCCCAGTGTTGATTTTATCTTTTAACATCCCCGCTAAATCAGTGCCACCGCCAACTTGAGGGCCACCGCCAACTTGAGGGCCAGTTTGAGGGCCAGTTTGAGGGCCACCTAAATCTACAGCATCTAGCTTAGCTTGCGCTGCGTCAGTATCAAAACTACCAATACCGGCTTTCTTAGGCGTACCACCTAGCATAGTATCAAGATTGTTTACGCCAACTCCTTTAGGTTGTTGTGAATCGTCTCCTGCATTTAGAAGGTTTACAGCTTTAGTTTTCATCTCAGCGGGCACATTTATACCTAATTGCGCGGCAACTCTATTTGCGTCGTCCATACTTACAGTAGTACCTGATGTAATTTCTGCGTCTCTTTGCCCGTCAAATGCAGCTTTACGCTCACGGTCAAGGAAATTTTTTCCTATATCTCCCTTTTTATATGCTTCTTCTAACTTGTTTATATAATCTCGTCTGGCACGGATCATGGAACCCTTACCAGTTTTACCGTAGTTACCTGCTCTAAGTTTATCTTTGGGTTGACCGCCATCGTTGAAACCAACAATACCACCGCTAGCCATCATTGGGGGGCGTGGAGCACCTGCAATACCTGCACCTTGTGGCATAGGACGAGGAGCACCACCCATAGGAGGACGAGGAGCACC